TACGTCCCCGACGACGAGGACCGCGCCTTCCTCGAGTCCCTCGACGCTCGAGCAGGCGACCTCGACCCGGAGAGGAACTAGGCCCCCTCGAGGCCGGTCCCGTGGTCCGAAAGACGAAGGCGAAGCCCAAGGCGCAGCCCGCCAAGAAGGCGAAGCGCCGGGCGACCCGCAAGGCGAAGCGAGCGAAGGCTCCCTCGCCGCCGCCGGTCTCGATCGAGAAGCTCGTCCGGGACTACGAGGCCGGAGGCCGGCGCCGCCTCCGCGCGCTCTGGCGGCTCCAGCAGATCGTCCGTCGCGACCCGGTCTGGGCGGCCCGGGAGATCCTCGGCGTCGAGCCCTGGGAGCTGCAGCGCCGCGCGATGCGGCTCGTCTGGGAGCACCCCCGAGTCGCGATCCAGTCCGGAAACAACGTCGGGAAGTCCTTCCTCGCGGCGGTCCTGGTCCTGGTCTGGATGACCGCCTATCCCGACGGGAAGGTCGTCACGACCGCGAACACCTGGGCCCAGGTCGAGTCGGTCCTCTGGAGCGAGATCGCCGGGCTCCACTCTCGAGCGCGGATCCCTCTCGGGGGCCGGATGCTCAAGACCGAGTTCCAGGCCGATTCGGAAATGCCGGGCTGGGTCGCGATGGGCCTCTCGACGAACCGCTCCGACTCCTTCGTCGGCCGGCACGCCGAGCACCTGCTGGTGATCTTCGACGAGGCGCAGGGCATCGACGGCGCTTTCTGGGAGGCGGCCGAGACCCTCGCGTCGTCCGCCGGTTGTCGGATCTTGGCGATCGGGAACCCGGTCCGAACCTCCGGCCGCTTCTTCGAGGTCTGCTCGGGCAAGGTCCCGGGCTGGAAGTCGATGCGGATCTCCTGCCTCGACCACCCGAATCTCGTCCTCGGGCGAGACGAGGAGACCGGGCAGCTCCCGATCCCCGCCGCCGTCGCGCCGGAGTACGTCGAGGGGAAGCGCCTCGAGTGGGGGGAGGACTCCCCGGTCTGGGTCGCGCGCATCGAGGGCCGCTTCCCGCCCGAGGGCGACTGGACCCTCTTTCCCCTGGGGCTCCTCGAGGAGCGCAAGGACGACGTCCCCGGCGACGGATCCGGGACCCACGTCGGCGTCGACGTCGCACGCATGGGCGCGGACTCCTGCGTGATGACCCTCGTTCACGACGGGCTAGTCCGGGGCGTCGCCTCCTGGCGGAAGAAGGACCTAATGACGACCGCCGCGAAGATCTGGAACCAGGTCAACGCCTGGGAGGACGCCCTCGCGAAGGAGCTAGGCGACCCGGAGTTTGTAATCCCGGCGAAGAACGTCCACGTCGAAGAGGACGGGATGGGCGCCGGCGTGATCGACCGGCTCACCGAGGCCGGGCATCGGGTCGACGCCGTCACCGTCGGCGCGGCGCCCGGGGGGGAGTGGGCCGAACTCGTCGGGCGCGAGATGAAATTCCGGAACCGGAGGTCGGAACTCCACTATGCCGCCCGCAGACTTTTCGAAGTCGGCAGGCTCGCTCTCCCGGAACGCTACGAGCGAACGTGGACCGACCTCACCCGGATCTCCTACGCTCTCGACGATCGAGGGATCTTCTACGTCGAACCGAAGGAGAAGATCCGCGAGCGCGAGGGGAGGTCGCCCGACTTCTCCGACTCGCTCATCCTCGCTTGTGCAAGGTCCCGGAAGGCGCGCATCCGGGCCGGTCGACTGAAACGCCCGACCCCCGAAGATGGCTCGACAACGAAAGCGCCCCGTAGCCGCCCCCGGGCCGGCCGCGCCCGCTAAGGGCTCGCCGGCGTCCCGGCTCGCGGTCCGCCTGCCGAACGGGCGCGTGGGCGTCCTCCGAGGCTCGGGGGCCGGCGTCCTCAAGTCCCTCGGGAGCTTCACCTCGTTCCCCTCGTCGATCCTCGGCGTCGGCAACGAGAAGTTCGAGACCGACAAGCTCGCGCGGCCCTACGAGCAGAGCGATTGGGTCTTCGCCTGCGTCTCGCTGATCCAAGACGCCTTCGCCGAGCTACCGCTCCGGGTCTATCCCGAGGACCCCCTCCGGGCGAAGGAGGAAGTCGAGCCGCTCCCCGAGAGCGACCCCCTCGCGCGCCTCTTCCTCGACTGGAACCCCCTCCACAACGCGGCGCTCGCAAACACCGCGATCGCCCAGGGGCTCTGCCTCGACGGAGAGATCGGGCTCGTCTTGACCGCCGCCGGCGGCGAGCGCCTCGAGGTCTTCGGGCAGGGTCCCGGCGCCCGGATCGCGATCCCCGAGGAGATCTGGCCCGTCGCCGGCCCGGCGCTCCGGGAGAAGGTCAACCGCTCAACCCAGCTCATCGACGCCTGGACCGTCGTCGTCTCGGGCCGGCCGAAGGACTACGACCCGGCGACGGTCCTCGTTCCCCGGATCCTCCACCCCCGAAACCCCTTCCGAGGGTTCGGGCCGATGGAAGCCGCTTGGGGCCCGGCCGCCCAGAACTACCTCGCCGAACGCTATCGGAACTCGGTCCTGCGAAACGGCGGCGACCCGGGCGGGATCGTGATGATCGGCGAGATCCTCGACCCGGACGACCGCGACCGGCTCAAGGAGGAGATCGTCGAGGAGTTCGACGACGTCGAGAACTCCGGCGGGACCCGCCTCCTCGAGGGAGGCGCGACCTACGAATCGAAGGCCTTCAACCCGAAAGAGATGGCCTACACCGAGAGTCTCGCGGCGAACCAGGACCGGGTCTCGGCGGTCTTCCGGGTCTCGAAGGAGCTGCTCGGGATGGGCGACTCCAACTTCGCCGCCCGCCTCAACGCGGAGCTAGGAGCCCTCTACAAGCTCCGGATCATCCCCTGGGCCCGCCTCGTCGAGAACGAGATCAACGCCGGGCTGTTCCCCCGGCTCGTCGACCGGCGAGCGCAGGGCTACCGCGTCCGCTTCGACTTCTCCAAGGTCGAGGCGCTCCAGGGGGAGCTGGCCGAGAAGGCGGACCTCGCGAAGAAGCTCCAGCACTCCGGCGTCCCCCTCAATCAGGCGCTCAAGATCGCCCGGGTCCCGATCGAGGGCCCGATCGAGGGCGGCGACGTCCCGCTGATCCTCGGCTCCTGGCGCCCCCTCTCCGAGGTCGCGGCGCCCCCGCTGCCCCCGGAGGAGCCGGCGCCCGAGCCCGCCCCCGAAGAGGGCGGCCCGCAAGATCCCCCGAGCGAGCCCGAGGCGCCGACGGGCCCCAACGTAGCGGACAGAGAGGCGGCGGCGGATCCTCGAGCGACCCTCAACGGAGCCCAGGTCTCGGCGCTGGTCGACCTCATCGCGGGCGTGCTCTCCGGCGAGCTGCCGAAGACGACCGCCGCCGAGGTGATCGTCGCGGCGTTCCCGTTCGACCGGGCTCGCGCGATGCAGATCCTCGCCGAGGTCGAGGAGGGCGACGCCCCCGAGCCGCCGTCGGCCCCCGCGAGCCCGCCCCCGGCGGCTCCCGAGCCTCCGGAGGAGTCCGCCGAGGAGCGCGCGATCCGCGCCCTCGAGCGCGCCGGCGTGGCCCTGAGCGGCGCCTCGGCTCCCGCCGAGCCCGAGCCCGAGCCGGCGTCAGCGGCCCTCGAGCGCGCCGCCGCGAAGGACCCCCTCGCCTCGGCGACCGCCCGGCGAGAGTTCACCAAGGCGCAGGAGAAGCGCCGCCGCCCGCGCGAGACCGCGCTCCGCTCCAAGGTCCGCCGCGTCTTCGACAAGATGCGTCGGGCCCAGCTCCGCGCGCTCGACGAGTTCCTCGACACGGGCTCGCCGCCGCCGCCGCTCCCCCGGATCGACGGCTGGACCCTCGACCCGCCGCGCCGATCCCATGCCGCCCAAGGTCGGGCGCTGCTCGAGCGCGCCGCCCGGGACGGAGAAGCGACCAAGGGCGCCGAGGACTGGCTCGACGGGCCCGAGGTCTCGAGCTTCGCCCGCCGCCGCGACTGGAGTCCGGAAGACGTCGAGCGCCACCTCGACGCCTACCTCGTCCAGAAGGCGGACTTTCCCGACGCGGAGGTCGAGGCGCTCGTCCTCGCCGCCGAGCGCCGCTGGTCCGACGAGATGGCCCGGCTCCTCGCGCCCGTCCTCGAGGAGATCCTCGTCGAAGAGCTGGAGACGGTCGCCTCCGACCTCGGGATCCAGCAGATCGCCGCGACCGACCCGGCGGTTGTCCGCTTCCTTGCGACGAAGCCGATCGAGGTCGCGGAAGGCGTGAACTCGACGATCGCCCGCCAGGTCCGACGCCGGCTCCTCGCAGCGGTCGACGGCGCCCCGAGCGCGGCGACCCTGCAGGCGGCGCTCCTTGAGATCCGGGGGCTGATCACCGACGAGGTCCGGACGGTCTACTCCCACGCCCGGCAGCGCGCCCTAGCTATCGCTCGGACCGAGGCCGGCATCGCCGCTTCCCATGCTCGAGCGGCCCAGATTCAGGCGGGCGTCGACGAGGGAGTCGTGATCGGGAAGCGCTGGATCACCGGCGGCGGCGCTCCCGAGCGCGCCGGCGGCGCTCGCCGCGACGTCCACTGGGACCTGGACGGGACCGTCGTCGGACCGAACGAGGACTTCCAGATCGGCGCCGAGCGCGCTCCTCACCCCCGGCACCAGTCATTGAGCGCCGGGAACATCGTCAACTGCGGCTGCGACTTTGCCGCGATCGTCGAGGACGTCCCCGACGTCGTCCTTCCCGGCGACTCCGAACTCGACCCGCCCGACGCCGTCGGCTCCCCGAGCGCGGTCCCTCCTAGCACCTGACCCCCTGAACCGATGGTCTCCAAGACTCAGAAGCTCGACGCCCTTCGGCTCAAGTACGCCGGGGGCATTCTCACGCCCGAGGACGTCCAGGGCCTCGCGGCGGACGACGTCCTCGACGTCAAGCAGTCCGCCCGCTACCGCTCGACGATCGCCTCGATCGACAAGGCCGCCTCGAGCGCCGACACCGTCGTCTTCGACGGATCGACGGAGCACAAGGACCGGATGGGCGACGTCGTCCGGGTCCACGGCCGGAAGGGCGGCAAGGGCTGGCAGACCAAGAACTACGAGCGCGCGGGCTCGCCCTTCCTCTGGGCCCACGACTCGAGCGCGCCGCCGGTCGGTCGCGCGGTCAAGATCTGGCGCGGCAAGTCCGCGATCGACGCGAGCGTCCCAGCTCTCAAGTTCCAGATCGAGTTCCACGAAGACCGGGACTTCCCGTTCGCGAACCTCGTCGGGCGCCTCTTCAAGTCGCGCCGCATGACCGGATCCTCCGTCGGCTTCGTCATCGCCAAGTCCGAGCGATACGGGACCGCCGCCGAGCGCGAGGCAGCCGGCCTTGGCCCGATGGGCATCGAGATCACCGAGGCGGACCTCCTCGAGCTGTCGGGCACGCCGACGCCGGCGAACCCCTTCGCCCTCGCGACCTCCGGCAAGGCGGCGAGCGACGGGCTCGAGGCCGTGGTCGAGAAGGCGCTCGGCGACCTCGCGGCCGAGGGCGGCTTCTCCGAGGCTCAGATCCGCGAGTTCCGGCAGACGTACCCTCTCGGCCCGGACGACGCCGCAGAGCGCCTCCGCTCGCGTGTGCGCGGGTTCGTGGACTTCGGAAGCCTCGCGCTCCCGGAGCCCTTGCAGATCGAGCAGATCGCAACCCGGGCCGCTGCCGAGGTCGAGGAGACCGCCGCCGAGGAGAAGGGCTCCGGCCCCAAGCCGCCGAAGCCCGACGACGAGCCCCAGGAGAAGCCCGGGGGCGAGGGCTACGACGACGAGGACGACGAGGACAAGGGCAAGCCGAAGCGCCCCCGCAAGTCCGCCGAGGGCGACCTCATCGTCCCCAAGGCGATGGCGCAGCGCTTCGTCGAGGGCCTCGCCGCTCTGCAGGCGCTCGCGGCGGACGCGGACGACCTCCTCGACCTCCTCGAGGGCCGCGCTATGGACGAGGAGGACGACGACGAGAAGGGCGACGACGAGGAAAAATCTGCTGGCGGATCCCAGCCCAGCGAGACGCCGGCGGAAACCGCCGCCGAACGCTCGACGGAGAACCTGCCGGCCCTCATCCTCTCCCTCGTCGACGAACTCCGAGCAGATCGCGAGGAGCGTCGACACGCCGAAGGCGGCGCGGCTGCGTCCGAAAGGGACGCCGGAGAGCCGACGCCCGAGCCCTCCGGCGAGGCGCACAAGGCGACGTCCACCTCAGAGGAAACGGTCCTCGAGGCCGAGGACGTCGATTCCTGCATTCGAAGCGTCCGCCAAGCTCGGACGTCGACCCCCTCCGACCAATGACCGGAACCGAAACCCCGACTGAGCCTCAGGCCTCCAACAAGTCCGAGCAGCTCTCTGTCGGCTTCCAAATCAAGAAGCTCGGCGACGACCTCGCCGCCGAGATCCAGAAGGGCTCGGACGCCTCGACCTCCGCGATCGAAGCGATCGAGAAGCGCCTCGAGGAGGCCGAGGAGAAGCTCAAGGGCCTCGCCACCGGCCAGCGGACCGGCGGCGTCGGCATTGGCGCGCACGCCGAGGACATCAAGAAGGCCTCGCTGATCAAGATGATCGCGGGCCACAAGTTCGGCTGGAAGGACGTCCCGAACTCCAAGCTCGAGCGCGAACTCTGCGAAGAGACGCAGATCAAGGCGCAGGAGTCGGGCGTCGACACCGAGGGCGGCTTCCTCGTCCCGGGTCAGTTCATGCAGGACATGCTGATCCCGCTCCTCGAGCCTCGCGCGATCGCGATCCAGCTCGGCGCGAACGTCCTCGACGGTCTCGTCGGCTCCCCGGTCGAGATCCCGGCGGTTCGCGGTGACGCGACCGCCTACTGGGTCGGCGAGGACGAGGAGATCACCGCCTCCCAGCTCTCGATCGGTCAGCTCAAGATGGAGCCGCGCGGTCTTGCGACCCTCGTCCCGATCACCAACCGCCTGCTTCGGCAGACCTCCAACGGCGCGGAGCGCGTCGTCCGCGCGCAGATTGCCCGGACGATGGGCAAGGCGGCCGACCTCGCGTTCTTCTCGGGCACCGGCGGCAAGCAGCCGACCGGCATCCTGAACCGCTCCGGGATCTCGACCGTCGACTGGTCCGGGGTGACCGGCCTGGACGCCTCGACCACGACCGCCGCGAACGCGAAGGCCGTGACCCACCGCCTTATGCAGCACGTCGGCGCCCTCGAGGAGGCCGACGCGCTCGACGGTCGCCCGGGCTTCTTCATGCACCCGACCGTGAAGCGCGCCCTCATGTCCGTGACCGACGCGGACGGTCGCCCGATCCTGCTCTCCCACTCGGGCGGGCTCGTCGGGCAGATCCCGGACCGCCTCCTCGGCTACCAGTTCCAGACCTCGACCCAGCTCAACTCGGGCGCGACCGCCGACCTTGGCTTCGCGAACTTCGAGGACTGCTACTTCGGCATGTGGGGGACGATGGAGATCGCGATGAGCGACGTCGCCAAGGACGGCTTCGAGCGCCAGAAGACCTACGTCCGCGCCTCGATGGAGGTCGACATGAACCTGGGTAACGCCGAGAGCGTGTCCGCCTCGAGCGGTCTCGACGTCTCCGGCCTCGACTCCTGATCCGGGTCTCCGGAACTCCACCCTCAACCTCAACCGGAACTCTCCAATGCGATTCGGATCCGACTGCATTCTCTACTCCTCGTTCCCTGCGGACTCGCAGGGCGCGGGCTCTCCGACCGTCCTCTGGATCCCCGTCAAGGGGTTCAAGCGAGCGGCGGTCATCGTCTCGGTCGGCGACATGGGCACCAACGCCACGCTCGACGTCAAGCTCCAGAGCGCGACCGACGCCTCGGGAACCTCGGCGGCGGACGTCTCTGGCGCGGCCCTCTCTCAGATCACGCAGGCCGGCACCGACCAGAGCAACACCGACGCTCTGCTCGACGTCGACCTCGAGCACCTGAGCGACCAAGCCGACAGCCACATCGGCGTCGTGATCACCGTCGCGACCGCCGCCGTCGAGCTGTCCGTGGTGACGGCGCTCTACGGCGCCGAGAACTCGAACGACGCGACCGGCGGCGACGAGACCGTCATCGTCTGACCGACCGACCTCGAGCAGCCTGACGCGGGCCGGGAGCCTCGACCGGCTTCCGGCCCGTTTCCTTTCGCCCCCTACCGCCGCCGACCATGCAAGCGAGCCGCGAACTCCGGACCCTCTTCCTCGTCCAGCCGTCGACGTATATCACGGACACGGTCTCCGGCGCGATCGACCTCGCGAACTGGACCGGCGTCAAGATCACCTGCCTCTTCGGGCTCAACGTCTCGATCGGCGCCTCGACCGTCAAACTCCAGAAGTCCGACGACGGGACGACCTGGACCGACGTCGACGGTTCGGAGATCGGGATCCCTCAGTCCAGCGCCCGGGTCTACGTCGTCCGCGCGCAGGAACTCGGCGCCCGCTACGTCCGGACCTACTTCGACCGCGACTCCGGCGCGACGATCGTCGGCGGCGCTCTCGCCGAGTTGTACGCTCCCACCAACGACCAGCCGGCGGTCTCGGGAATCGAGGTCGCTCCGGTCCTCACCCTCGAGTAACCCCTCTCCGATCATGGCGCGCAGCAAATCCAAGCCCCTGGCGATCACCGCCGAGACCTTCGACGAGATCCTCGGCAAGAACTACGGCCCGGACCTCGTCCAGGTCATTCCCGGCCGGGCCGTTCACTGGCCCGACTCCTCCGAAATCCGAGCGAATCCCGGCGACGTCCTCTTCGCGAAGGACCCGTGGCTCGGCGGGCAGGGTCACAAGGTGATCCCCTACGAGGGAGAGGCGAAGCCCTCGACGCCGAAGTCGATCCTCACCCGCCAACGTCTGCAGCTCCTCGAGGCGGTCCTCGCGGAGAAGGGCAAGGAGGCGCCTAAGGCAGCCCCCGCGCGCTCCGGCACGCGAGGGAAGAAAGCCTCGGCCAACAAGGCCGCCGGCCGCGAGGCGCTCGAGAGCGCCGCGAAGACCGACGGCGACGACGGGCTCGTCGGGCTCGACGCCTGACCTCCGGACCCTCTGAGCGATGGCTCTGGACCTCACCAACCTGGCGACCGTCAAGGCGGCCCTCGGAATCTCCGGGTCCTCCTTCGACTCGCAGCTCTCGACCCTCATCCCCTACGTCTCGAGGCGGCTCGAGCGCCACTGCCGGCGCCCGGACGGCTTCGAGGAGAAGCAGCGGATCGAGGTGATCGAGCGCGTCCCGGAGATCCCCTCCGGGAAGGTCTGGGGCTACTCGCTCAAGGTCGCGCCGGTCTCTGCGATCGCCTCGATCATCGTCGACGAGGACCACGCCTTCTCGGGCTCGGGCGCGACGACGCTCACCGACGGCGACGACTTCACCTGGAGCCCCAAGACCGGCCGCGTCTACTTCGACGGCTACCGCCCGCCGGAGGGCGTCCGGACGGTCCAGATCACTTACACGGCCGGGCTCGCGGCGGACACCGCCACGCTCCTGGCGGACCCGGACCTCGCGGACCTCGTCCACGCCGCGAACCTCCAGATCCAGTACGTCCACGAACGGCGGAACTCCCTCGGGGCGACCTCGCAGACCGTCAACGACAACAAGACGACCGCGCAGCCCGAGCTGGCCCTCCTGAAAGAGGTCCGGGAGCTGCTCGCGCCGTTCGTCCGGAGGCGAATGCAGTGAGCCTCCGGATCAACGCCGACGACCTCCGCGACGCCCTCAACCGCCGAGGTCGCGTCTTCCGCGACGAGGTCGATCGAGCCTTCACCGCCGCCGGCCATCACGCCGTCAACCTCTCCAAGGAGCAGGCGAAGGGGCGCGGCGTGCAGGACCGGACGAACCGCCTTGCGGACTCGTTCGGCTTTCGGGTCGAGGGTCGCGGCTCGGACGCCTCGCGGTTCCGCCGCCGCCTCGAGGTCTTCTCGGCGGGCGTCCCCTACGCCCGGGTTCAGGAGTACGGCGCGACGATCCGGCCTCGCCGCAAGAAGTGGCTGACGATCCCTCTCCCCGACGCGAAGACCGCGAAGGGCGTCGCTCGAGGGTCGGCCCGGTCCTTCAAAGACACCTTTTTCCGCCGCTCGAGGAAGGGGAACCTCCTCCTCTCGCAGCGCCTCGCCTCCGGCGAGCTGCGAAACCTCTTCGTCCTCAAGAAGCGCGTCCGCGTCCCCGGGCGCCTCGGGTTCCGGAAGGTCTGGCGCGACGAGGCCGAGCCCTTCCTCCTCAAGCGAGTTCGCTACGCGATCCACCGCGCTCTTAGCTGACCAATGGCCGACAACACCCAACTCGACCCCGGATCCGGCGGCGACGTCGTCGCCACCGACGATATCGGCGGCGTGAAGCACCAGCGCGTAAAGCTCGAGTTCGGCGGCGACGGCGTCGCGACGGAGGTCGACCACGGCGACCCGCTCCCCTCGATCGACCTCGCCGCGAGCGCGGCGCTCGCGCTCGACGCCGACCTCGGCGTCTTCAACGCGAACGGCTGGAATCCCGGCTTCTCGACCGGCGTCGAGGAGACCTTCTGGAGCATCGGCGCTTCGTCCTGGCAGGACACGCCGAACAACTCGGCCGAGCTAGTCAACGTCGCCTCGACCGACGCCGCCGACGCCGCCGCCGGCACCGGCGCCCAGACCGTCCGCGTCCACGGGCTCAACTCCTCGGGCGCCTACGCCACCGAGGACGTCTCAATGAACGGGACGAGCAACGTCTCGACCGTCGCGACCTTCCTCGTCGTCTTCCGCCTCGAGGTCTTGACCGTCGGCAGCGGCGCGACGAACGCCGGCGCGATCTCGGCGACCGGCGCGACCTCGTCGGGAATCTATGCCTACGCCCTCGCCGGAGAGGGGACCTCGGAGCAGGCGACCCACGCCGTCCCGGCCTCGACCGTCGGGCTCCTGAAGAGTTGGCGGACCGGCGTCCTCGAGACCGGCACCGCCGGCGCGATCCAGGCCCAGCTCCAGATCTGGATCCCGACCACCCAGCCGACCTGGCGAACGATCCAGCGGACGAGCGCCGCCGACGGCGCCCCCTCCAACCTCGTATTCGATCCGCCGCTCGTCCTGCCGGCGACCTCCCGCGTCCGCGTCCAAGGTATCGCGAGCGCCTCGGTCGACGCCTACTCGAGCTTGGACGTCCTGCAGCGAGCCTCCTGATCCCGTGACCCTCGCGCTCCTCTTCCCGCTCGGGCTCGCAATGACGAGCCCTCCGATCGCGGTCTCCGCGACGGTCCTCTCGTTCGGGACCTACTCGCTCCGGCCGAGGTTCCCGATCGACACCGCCTATAGGGCTCCGGCGGTCTCGACGAAGGTCGAGGACCCGCAGGTCGCCCACTACGCCGAGGCGCGCGACCCGCAGCGTCGCCGGCCTCGGGTCTTCACGCTTCGGCACGAAGAGGACCGCGCCGGGTGGGTCGAGGCGCTCTCGCTCTGGGAGGTCTCCGGCTACGGGACGCGCCCCCTGAACTGGACGATCCCCGACTCCTCGCCCGCCGAGACGATCCAGGTTCTCATGCAGGCGAAGCCGACGCTCACGACCGACCAAGCCTCGAGCGAGGTCTACACCTTCTCGGTCGACCTCGAGGAGATCGTCCACGGGCTCCCCGCTTGACCGATGCCCGACTCCCGCGAATACGCCGCCCTCCTGGCGATGCAGACCCGCCTCCAGGGGATCACCGTCGCGAACGGCTACGAGACCGACGTCCAGCTCGTCCAGATCTACGACGAGTTCCCGGACCACGTCGCCGAGTTCCCCGCGATCCTCTTCAAGCCGGTTCGCGTCGAGCGACCGGACGACGAGCGCCTGAACCGCGTCGACGCCCGGGTCTCCGTCCCGCTCGTCCTGCTCCTCGAGACCTACGAGGAGGGGACTCGCAAGATCGCGAACTTCGTCGCCGACGTTGAGCGCCGGCTGACCTCCGACCCGTCGACCGGCGCGGTCGACACGACCCTCGGGGGCGCGACGAAGGATCTCCACGTTCGCAACGACGAGCGGTTCCAGCTCGACGAAGACGGCGGCTCGCGGCGCGCGGCGGCCCTCGTCGAGGTCGAACTCGTCGTCCGTTACGCTCTCGGCAACCCCTACACCACCGCCTAGGACCCCCTCTAATGACTCTCACCCAACGCCGCGCGATCGCCTTCGGCAAGGAACTCTCCGAGGGGACCGCGATCTCTCTCGGATCTCTGACCGCCTACGAGATCGCCTTCGAGCCGACGATCAACTTCGGCACGCCCAAGAAGCGCCGCCGCCAGGCGCAGGACAAGCTCTCCGAGAAGCAGCCGATCCGAGGTCTCAACTCGGCCGAGCTGTCCTTCGCGGTCGAGTTCGCCGGCCACAACAACGCGACGACCGCGCCGATCTGGGACGACCTCCTCGAGGCTTGCGGGATGCGCCTCGCCGAGGGAACGGTCTACGTCGTGCAGGTCGACGGCTCCGGCATCACCGGGACCGTGACCGACGGGCTCGAACTCACCTTCGACACCTCGCAGACCGCGAACGCCTTCGGCGCCTACGTCGACGGAGCGACCTACGTCGTGCTGGAGAACGCGAGCGCGGCTCCGACCTCGGGCGCGACCTTCACCGCCTCCGGCGTCTCCTTCACCGCCTCCGGCGCGGCCATCCGGAGCTACTTCGCCGCGAAGCCCTACTCGGAACGTACCTACCAAATCCCCTACGGATCCGGCTCCGGCTCCTTCAACGTCGACGACGTCATCACCGGCGGGACCTCCGGCGCTCGAGGGCTTGTCACCGAAGCCGCCTCCGGCTCGACCGGCACCTTGAAGTTCGTCCCGATCGACGGGACCGGCGCCTTCCAAAGCGGCGAGACGATCACCGGCACCAGCGGCGGCTCCGGCTCCGCGACCTCCGGGCAGTCGAACCTCTACATCCCGAGCCTCTCGATGGCTCTCTGGGACTCGCGTCGCGCCAAGCTCATGAAGGGGGCGCGCGGGACGTTCTCGCTCGTCTGCCCCACCGGCGAAGAGGCCCGGCTCAACTTCACCTTCACCGGCGCTCGGGAGGCCGTGACCGACGAGCTTCTCCCCTCGATCACCAAGCAGGTGACCGCCGTCCCCCCGGTCTTCGTCGGGGGCTCGTCCTACTTCGACTCCCTGCAGAACCCGGGCCTCCGGGAGCTGTCGGTCGACGTCGGCGCGGCGGTCGCTCTGCGGCAGAGCCCGAGCGAAGCCTCGGGCTATATCTCGGCGCGGATCGGCGCTCGAGCGGTCGGCGTGACCTTCAACCCGGAGGTCGCGGCCGAAGCTGAGTTCGACGTCTACGAGAAGGCGCGCGACGCCGAGAGCTTCCAGGCCGGATGCTCCTGGGGGACCGCGACCGGCAACCGCTGCCTCGTCCACTTCCCGCGTCTCTCGATCGACCAAGCGAACGACGAGGACCAGGACGGGATGGCCCACGACGCGATCTCCGCGATCGCCTTCTCGTTCTCGTCCGACTCGGCCGAGCACGAAGTCGTGCTCGCGATCTTCTGACCGCGAGCCCCCTCTCTACCGCAACCCCAAGACCAAGGCGCCCCGAATGGTCACCGCAGTATCCCCGAACCGGAAGGTCCCCTACGTCCTCGAGAGCGAGCGAGTCGCGCTCCCCGGCGAGGAGCACCGTCCCACGACGTTCTACCTCCGAGACCTCACGCCCGCCGAGGACGCCGAGGTCTCGGACCAGGGCGGCGTTCTCCGCGACGGCGTCTTCGTCCCGACGACCTCCCTCCAGCAGCTCAAGGCGCTTCGCGCCGGGCTTGTTGGCTGGGAGGGCCTCCGGGACGAGAAAGGCGACCTCGTCCCGTGGGAAGACGGGCTCAAGGGGGAGGCGCTCGACGCGCAGCTCGCGCTCCTCCCTCGGCCCGTCCGCCGGGAACTCGGGAAGCAGATCCTCGCGGGCCTGACCGTCTCGACGGCGGAAAAGTCCTAGCGGCGGTTCATGACGCCCTCGGCGAGCGCGGGACCGGGCCGAGCTGCCAGGTCTGCCGAAGGCCGGAAGCCGCCGCGAAGCGCGCCCTCTGGGGCTGCGACGCCCCCGCCGACCTCCCGGTCTACGAGGTCTCCTGCGTCCTCTGCGGCGGCCAGGACGGCGAGTGTCCCCGCTGCGGCGGGACGGGCCTCGTCCCGCTCTACCGCTGCGCCTCGGCTCTCCGGGCGTCGGACCCGTTCGTCTCCGAGTTCATGGGCGCCTATAGCGCGTTCCGCTCCCGGGGGACGCTCCCGGCGGCCGGCGGGCTCTGGGATCAGACCCGGACCTGGGTCCGCCTCTCCTCGCTCGCGGACGCCGAGATCGCCACAATGCAGAGCCGAGCCGACCGATCGTTCCTCGAGGAGTCGGAAGCAAAGCGCCGCCGCAACCGCCTAGTTCCTGGGTCCTCCTGACCGCCCCCTCCGATGGCCGATGAATATCTGAAGGCAGTCGCCGAGCTAGAAGGCGACATGAGAGCGCAGATCGAGGAGATCGGCGACGAGGCGGTCCGGACCGGCAAGAAGGCCAAGAAGGCGTTCGATAAGATCGACCGCGAGGCGCGCGAGGCGTCTCGCAAGATCGAGGACGCGGT